GTATGGAACTGCCAATATGCCAGAACACAGATTCTTTAGTTACGGAGTATAGATATGCCTAAACATACATTTGGCTCACTAACAGATGAAGATGAAGATCTGAGTTTGCCGAGTTCGCGGATTTTTGTTGACAGGGAGTATGTCGGCCCTTCCGATCTCCCAAATCTCCAAAGACGTTACGGGACCGCAGGATATGGAAAAGGAATTGGAGAGGACGTATTTTTTAATCCCATCACCCCCGAGCCCCCGGTAGATACCACTGTAGCCCCGGACACTACATTGCCCAAGCGGGATGCGGTGGCATATGTCACCCCCCAGGAATCCGGCGGCGAGGAACAGCCAGACGATGAAGATGACGCCGATAATTCCGGAACTGAGGGCGACCAAGGAGACGACCAAGGCATTGGTTTCGACGCCGAAACATCCCAGGACACTACCACCGGGACAGGCGGGGGAGGCGGTAGCCCAGCTAAAATCGTCTGTACTGCAATGAACTCCATGTATGGGTTCGGCGGCTTCCGCAATGCGATCTGGATGAAATATGCCCGAGAACGCATAAAAGATGAGGAATATGAGCTGGGCTACCACAAATTAATAATGCCTCTGGTGAGGCGCATGGAGACAAACAAATTCATTCGCACCATCGTTGAATTCAACGCCCGGCAAAGGACTTTTAATTTAAGGCGTGAAATGCGCGGCCAAAAGACGACGCTCTACTACAGGATTGTAGAGAAGAAAATTATTTTCCCGGCATTTTTCGCAGTTGGTTGGCTTGTTAAGAAGAACATACTAAAAAAGGCCAAGATCTAAATGCTGAATAGATCCTCTTTCTCATCATTAATGTCCAAAGGAGACAAAAAGATGTATGGCAAGAAGAAGCCCAAGGCTAAGCCCAAGAAGAAAATAATTTCCAAAAAGAAACCAAGGAAATACTAATGGGTGACGAAGAACAGGAAGTTGACCTGGATGATGAAAAATACTGGGTCAAAGTTTTTGTAACCGGGGTCAGTGGAAAATTAGGAGGAAAACATGACAGTGCCCGACCTTCTGGACACGATCAAAAGGTCGATCAAAAGCCAGAAACTGGCGATAGCAAATGAAATGGTTGAGGGGCGAATGAGTGACCTCTCGGCTTACCACAAGAACGTCGGTGTGGCTGAGGGCTTAGAGCAAGCCTGTGAACTCATCGACGATATGTTAAAGAAAATTAATGAAGGAGACGAATAATCATGCCTCGTCAACATGTAGACAAAATAATTACCGATGAAGAAAACAATTCCAAAATAGGCTCCCACCAACTTCCACGCCCCATTGGCTGGAAAGTTTTGGTTCAGGCAAATCAAACCAAGACCAAATCCAAAGGTGGAATTTTCCTACCGTCACAATCTCAGGACAATGAGGAATATCTAACAGCTCATGGGATTATTCTCTCAGTTGGAGATCTTGCTTACAGCGACCGGCAAACCGGCGCTGCGTGGAAAGGAAAATGGCCCTCGATTGGGGACCATGTAACTTACGGCAAATATGCTGGCCAGAAAGTTACAATCAACGGTGTTAAACTTCTGCTCTTGAACGATGACGAGATCACCTCGGTCATTCCCGATGGCGTAGAAATTACATCATATATCGAATAGGCGACAAAACTTGGAGACCGCCACCATGTCTGAAGAAACAAACGAAGCTCTAGAGCAAATCGAAAGTGAAATAAAGGAAACCCAGCGGAAGGCTGGGCAAGAAGAAGATTTTGAAATTGAAATCGTTGCGGAAGAAGAAAGCAAAGCTCCTGAAATTGAAGCAGGGAGTGAGCCTTCGGAGGATGATGATTACGGCCCCAAAGTTCAGCGACGAATAAAAAAGCTCGTCGATCAACGGAGGAAAGCTGAGACGCAAGCTCGTGAACACCAGGAGCAGACCGCCCAGCTGCAGGCTCGTCTTGATCGTCTGGAGAGGGGGACTGCCCAGACTGCCCAAAACCAAGCCAACAATGACTTCCAAGTTCGTTATGATACTACTAGGAAAGCTCTGGCGAAGGCAGTTGAAGAGGGAGACACAGATGCCCAGCTAGACTTCACAGAGCAAATTGCAGATATGAGAGCGGCAGTGCGTGTGGCCGAGATGCAGAGAGCTGCCCCGAAGCCAGAGCCGGTTCGGAGAGCCCCACCTCAAGCCCCACCTCAAGCAGCCACCCCAGACAAAGCCATGGGCTGGTGGAAAGAAAATGATTGGTTTAATTCTTCGGGTTTTGAGCGGGAGACTGCGGCGGCTCGTGCCATTGATGTCCAACTTGACCTAGAAGGTTTTGATAAAAATTCAGACGATTATTATTCGACACTTAATAATCGTTTACGAAACGTATTTCCTGAGCTAAAATTGACTGAGGAGCCAATTAAGCAGAGACCAAAAAGCAGATCTCCAGTAGCGCCAACTGCAGGCGGGTCATCTTCTTATAAGGGAAACCGTATTCGCCTCTCCAACGATCAATTGCGGATGGCAAGAGAGCTTGGAATTACTGATGAAGCAAGTCTCAAGAAATATGAGTCTGAAATCAAAAGACAGAGCAGGAGCTAATCATGGCTGAAGCAAGAAATGTTAGAGCAAGCGAAACCCGTAAAGAAACTCGTGCTGAAGAGGATCGTCCTCAGACAGCATGGAAACCGCCATCATTGTTGGATGCGCCAGAGGCTCGCCCCGGCATGGTTCAACGATGGGTTGCTACCTCGATTCAGGGTAGGGATACTCCAGACAACGTGTACAAACGTATGCGAGCTGGCTGGAACCCTCGCCCCGCAGACTCGGTGAAAGATAAGAGATACCCAACTATCAATCACGGGCAGTGGGCAGGTTCAATTGGTGTTGAAGGAATGCTACTATGTGAAATGCCAGAGGAAACTTTCGGTAAAATGAAAGAGTATTATCTGGGCAGGTCTCAAGAGCAGAACGAATCAATTCCGGGTGAGCTTGATGCGCTGGGAAGAAACAGTGGGCTTCCAATTTTTCAAGAACGAAAAAGCACCACAAGCCAAGGCCGGGATGTCTCGGTCATGGATGACTAAACCAACTCAATAGGAGTGAACAAATGGCAAACGCTGATGCCGCTTTCGGGTTCGTCCCGGTTCGCCACATGAGTGGGAATGCGCCCCGTGCCAATAAATATACCATCACGTCGGAGCTTGCAGAGAACATCTTCACAGGTGACCTTTGCATTATTACTTCCGGTGGTGTTGTTACGCCTCATACTGCTACTGAGGCAAACAACATTGGTGTTTTTGCTGGGGTCTCATATACCGCGAGTGATGGCTCATATGTCTACAGCCAATACTGGCCAACGGGAACAACTGCTACGAATATCGTCGCATACATATACGATGATCCGTACATTGTTTTCAAATGCCAGTCCGCTGGAACACCTGCGCAAACAAACATTGGCAATGCCTGTGATGTTGTCGCAGGTGCTGGATCAACGACCACAGGGCAATCTGGTTTTGAATTGAGTGGAACAATGGCTGCGGGAACTGCTTCCTGTAAAATCATTGCTCTCTATGATTCTCCAGAGAATGCCCTTGGTGCAAATGCCGTCATGGAGGTTCTTATTAATGAGCATCTCCTAAAAGACAGCGCAGGCATATAGGAGGGTATGAATAATGGCTATGAATAGAGCACAATTCGCAAAAATGCTTGAGCCGGGATTGAATACCCTGTTTGGTCTTGAGTATGATTCTTATCCACCGGAGTACTCTTCGGTGTTTTCTGCCAACACTTCCCAGCGTGCATACGAAGAGGACGTTTTGCTCGAAGGATTTGGAAACGCCCCTGTCAAAAGTGAAGGTGCGTCAATCTCGTATGATGCGGCATCCCAGCAATGGACTGCTCGCTATCAGCACGAAACGATTGCTCTTGCTTTCTCGATCACTGAGGAAGCTGAAGAAGACGGGCAATATGGCTCAATCGCCTCGCGTTACACCAAGGCCCTCGCTCGCTCGATGGCTTCCACGAAAGAGATTAAGGCTGCGAATGTCCTTAATAATGCTTTTTCGGGTTCCGGTGTAACTGGCGGTGATAGCAAGACCTTGTGCGCGACTGATCACCCGACACGTTCCGGGGATCAATCCAATGCGCTGGCGACTGCTGCTGATCTGTCTGAAACTTCTCTTGAGCAGATCCTCATCCAGATTGCTGACCTGAAAGATGACCGGGGACTTCGTGTCGCCGCTCAAGGCCAGATGCTGGTTATCCCGACTGCCTACACTTTTACGGCAGAACGGCTGCTTGAGTCTCAGCTTCGTACAGGGACCGCCGACAACGACATTAACGCGATCCGCGCCGGGGGCTACCTGCCCAAGGGCTATCACGTTATGCGTCGTCTGACTGACTCGGACGCATTCTTTGTTGTTACGGATGTTCCTGACGGTCTGAAGCACTTCCAACGCTCGCCTTTGAAAAAGGGCATGGAAGGTGACTTTGAAACGGGCAATGTCCGCTATAAAGTTCGCGAACGCTACTCTTTCGGTTTCACCGATTGGCGTGGCATTTTCGGAACTGGCGGCGCGGCATAAGAAAAAGGGGGAGGGGAAACTCTCCCCCACTTTCTGGGAATTATATAGCCCTAGCGACTGTCCCAGCAGACGCTTACGAAGACTCTAGGGCGCATCTCTCGTAAGGGGAAAATAAATGGCTAACACGACTTTCAGCGGAGCAGTCCGTTCAGAAAATGGTTTTGAGGACATCACCATTGCTGCATCCACGGGTGCGGTAACTACTAATAGTACTTTTAGTAATAACACGTCTATTGGCGGCACTCTTGCTGTAACGGGCGCAATTACTGGCCTACGCTCTGTTAACACAGACTTCAATGCAGCGACGGCAAAAACAGAGACCTTGACGGCGGCTCAATCAGGCACTTTGTTTTTGATTAACGGTGCAGCAGCAAATATTGTTAACCTTCCAGCATTGTCTACAGGCAATGTAGGTGTGACGTATGAGTTTCAACTTACTGTGGCTGTTGGTGGAAGTGTAACAACGACATTTGTACTGCCGGGTAGTGCAGTGTCTAATTTCCAAGGTATGCTGTCGCTTGTGGCGGGTACTGCGGCTAACGCCGTTAGCGATGTTGCTGGCGATACATTGACCCTGCCAAACTCAACAGTGGCTAACGCCCGTATCGCGATGACCTGCGTTGTCGATGACGGGACCAACTCCACTTGGATGGCAACGGCCCTATCTACTCCTATTGCTACTATAAGTTAATTCATAGGACGGGGGCTTCGGCCCCTGTTCCAAAAGGAGTGAAATATGGCTGATTTAACAAAAGTCGTAAAAATTATAGACAACCCAAGAGAGTGCGTTTTCTCTTTCCAGTATCAGTATGTGGACTCTGGAAATGAAAGTGCCGTCAATAAAATTGATGTATCAGCTCTAGAGACCAGCGCCAATGGAGATGCTTGCACGGGTATCAGGATTGCAGAGTGCTGGTGGGTTATTAATGCAATGACCGTTGAGGTTCTTGCTGATGCCGATACAGACATCATCGTTCTGCACCTTGATGAAGGGCAATCGGGCTACCAAGACTTTTCTAAATTTGGTGGCTTGCCGTCAACGTCTTCATATGGAACTAACGGGACTGGGGATGTTGATTTTACGACCACTGGTGCAGGCGCAGCCGGGGATGCTTACCAAATCGTTATAAGGGCTATTAAGCAATATTAGGACGTTTGAATGGCAACTTCTAACTCATTTGATTTTAGGCTTGATGTTGAGCAAATAATAACTGAAGCCTATGAGCGTTGTGGCATCGATAACCAGACACGAACAGGTTATCAGGCGCTCTCTGCTAGGCGTAGCCTAAATTTGCTTTTTAGCGAATGGGCTAACCGTGGCATAAATTACTGGACGGTCCAAAATAACACATTGTCCCTCGTCGATGGGCAGACAATATATTCCCTGCCAGTAGGCACTATTGACCTGATAGACGTTGTGGTTAGGGAAACAATCGGAGCCACAACCACCGATACTGTGTTGCAGAGGGTTAGCATCGCTGACTATAACCAGATCCCCAACAAGACAGATGAAGGTAAGCCAACTCAATATTTATTGAACAAACAATACACGCCAACATTATATCTTTGGCAGGTTCCCAACAGCAGCACTGCATACTCACTGGTCTATTGGTCAATAAACCAGCTGGAGGATATTACGGCATCTAATCAAGAGGCAGATGTCCCGTATAGGTGGGCTGATTGCATTTGCGCTGGACTGTCTAGCAAACTTGCATTGAAATTTGCCCCAGACCGTTTCCAAGTTTTAGATCAAATTTATGAGAGAACATTTGATCTTGCTGCCGCAACAGATAATGATGGCGTCACAATGCGTGTGCGACCATCCTCGATGAATCTAAGCTGATGGCAGTCCGACGCGCCAAAGGAAAGAAATCTAGGGCTATAAGTGATCAGTCCGGTTTCTCTGTGCCTTATACTTCTCTCAAGACAACTTGGGAAGGTTTTCGCGTTGAGCCGGAAGAGTGGGAGCCAAAAGACCCTCAACTAACTCCAGCTAAAAATGTAATCGATGCGACTGCTCTTTTCCAGCCACGGCCAGACAATGACGAAGAAATCACTGCTTTTTATGTTGGTTTTAATTATGATATTTTTCTGGACAGAAACCAGAGGCCAAATGTAGGCGTAAGTGGTCCCGGATCTGCCGGTGATGTATATATAGAATTTACGGAAGACATTTCTTCTGGGGTGGGCGGCACAGGCGCTGTCGGCACCGAGGCTCTTGAGATGTCTATTGACGAGGCTGGCGTAGCTGGCACAGGGAACACAGGCACAGTAGTACCGACAGGTGAGGTGGCAGGTGTTTCTGGCGATGGCGGTGCAGGCGCTGTCGGTGTTGAGGCACTCAGCCTCTCGATTGACGAGGCTGGCGTAGCTGGCACAGGCGCTGTCGGCGCTGAGAGTGTCGAAGTTCTTGGCTGGGGCCAAGAGGGCTGGGGCGTAGCGGAGTGGGGCGATTAATGAATTATACGACGCTTGTTAGTGACATAAAGAATTTCTTGGAAGATGATTCCACAGAGTTTGCGGCATCTATAGATGAAATCATTTCTCAAGCCGAGGACATGATTTTTCAGAGACTGCCAAATCTCCCTTGTTACAGAGCCTTGGCCACTGGGACTCTAGTTGTGGGGACTACTGATTATACAGTGGCGAGCGCGAGAATGATAAGACAGGTTTCAACCACAACTTCTGGTTCCGTTTCCTACTTAGATCATCGCATTGATTCTTATCTTCGGGACTACTGGCCGAATTCGTCAACCACAGGCGTCCCATCGATGTATAGCACCAAAACCGCCGGGACCGCTGGAATTGTTATAACTCTTGCCCCAACCCCGAGCGCAACTCTTTCCTATCAAGCGGATTACATTGCCCCAGAGACAGGGCTTTCATCTGGCAATGCCAACAGCTGGGTGGGTGACAATGCCGCCTCTGTCCTCCTTTCCGCTTGCCTGTACGAAAGTTCAGCTTTTCTTAAAGCTGGGGAAACGCTAAGTTTGTACAAATCTCAATTTGACGAGGCTGTGCAATTATTCCAACAAGAGATGTCTAGAAATTACACAGCCGAATACAATGGAGGCATTTGATGGCCATTACACAAGCGATGTGCACACAGTTTAAAAGAGACGCTATGTTGGGTCTCCACGATCT